CATCATCGGCCGGCCGCCGTGTTCGAACTCATTGCCGGCGAGCTTGCGTTCGGCCGTCTTGATCGTGCCGACGAGCTTCCAGCCCTGCGGAATGCCGATGATGCGTTTCTCATCGATCTTCTTCGCGACGATGGCATCGACCATGTCGCCGATTCCGGCCGGGTCGACGCCGATGTTGTCGAGCAGGCCTGCGCGGTCGATGCGGTCGATGATGTCGGCCACTTCCTCGACGTCATCGCCGACGCTCTCGACGATGGTCAGGTCGCCTTCGTTCTCGAACTGGCGGAACGTGTCGGCTTCGGCCTTGCGTCGATCCAGCACGATTGGATGAATCCATGCATGCGTCCAGGACAGCCACTTCCCGGTGCCGGTCTCTCGGCCGAGCGCACAGGCACCCAGCATGTCGTCGAGGCCGCCGCCGTCTATGCCGAATGTCACGACCTCACTGCGGGCGATCAGATCGTCCAGCGTGAGAGATGGGACCGCACACTGCTCCCAGTAGTCGGCACCGACCCAGCGGTCATGGCGCAGTGCCAGGCCAATTTCCAGATTGAGGTGCTGCGAGGCCCATGCGCGCAATTCTTCAGCGCCCTTCGCCTCGGCATCGCGCATTTCCTCGATCAGGCGCGGAATCGTGATCGAGCGTCCGACGTTCGGCGTGACCATTGGCCAGTGGACCGGATCGCGCCATGCCTTGTCGGGCGACTTCTGCAGCGCCTCGTCGAACTCATACAGCACCGGCAGCACGGCACCCTCGCGCTTGCCGTCGCGAACATCGCGGGCCCGCCGCAGTTCGGCTTCGAACACACCCGTCGGCGGTTCCTCACTCTGCGTGGTGATGAACGCCAGAAACGCTTCCGGAAACGGGATCATGCCGCCGCGCAACTGCCGCAGCGCGCTCGATGCCTTCGACATTTTCGCGATGACGTGCAATTCATCGATTAGAGCGGCGACCGGCTTCTGGCCAGTCATCACCGCCGGGTCGAAGGTCATGATGGCCAGTTCGGCCTTCGTCTCGCGGTGCACGATCGTCTTGATGTGATCGCGCACGTGCAGCTTGCGCTCCAGCACCGGATCCAGCGCAATCGCACCGGCTGCGGCATCGAACGCCAGCTGCGCCACGTCCTGCACCGGCGCCGTCATGATCAGCGATGCGTGCGGCCGCTCATTCAGCAGAAGCGCCGTCAACATCAGCAGCGCGCCCTGGGTCGTCTTGGCGTTCTTCTTCGCCACCAGGACGAAGAGCTCGCGGATCATTCGCTGCTTCGTGACCGGATCGAGCGATCCGAACAACGCGCGCACGATGTCGCGGAACCAGTCGCCGCCCGCCTCTGCCATCGTTGGCGTGCCAGGAACATCTGCGAGCCGCAGCTTGTTGAACACGGCGACCGCTTTGTCACCGCGCACCAGATCCAGCTTCGGCAAATGCGGAATGAGCGGGCGGCCCTGCCGCAAACGATCAGACCAGTCGGGGCAACTCAGGTCCCAGGCTACTGCAGGCTCGATGACGGCCGCGGCAGGATGTCTTCCCATTCAGTGCCCACCTGCGCCGTCGTGGCGTCTGCCTGCTGCTGTTCCTTCTTGCCGAGCTTCGCCGCCTTGTCCGGTTGATCCAGCGGCGGTGCAGCGGCGCGCGGCGTCATCGCGTTGTAGGCCTTGATCGCGGCTACGTTGCCCTTCTTCGCCGCCTTGTGGAGCGCATCCAGCGTTTCGAGCTTTCGCTGGTACGCGCCGACCGACAGTTCGTGTTCGAAGTACTTCTCGAGCGTGTTGCGCGAGATGGCGAGGCCGAGCGCGATTTCTTCATGCGACATGCCGGCGCCGGCCGCGATGGATACTTTGCGTCGTTGCGATGCGCTCGGCTTGAATGGCGGTCGCCCGCCTTTGCTGTCGTCGCTCATGCGAAGGCCATCGTTCGCGGCTTCGATGCCACGATCTGCGGAAAGTTCGTGCCGTTCTGCTCGGCCGCCGTCTTCTGACTGTGATGCGAAACGCACAGGGTCACGAGGTTGTCATCGCTGGTCGGGTGGCCGCCGGCAGCCAGTGCAATCCAGTGGTCGACGTGCTCACCAGCGGTGACGATCTGCTCGTACGCACATGCCTGACACAGCGGATCGCGGCGCAACTTCGCCGCTCGCGTGCGCTGCCACAGGGCCGAGTCATAGAACTTCTTTCGACGTTGCGCGTACTCATCGCGCTGCTCAGGCATGACCGTGGCCCGGGAGAGATTTGCCGTCGCCACCATGGGCTTGAGCGATGACAGTTTCGTCATGTGATGCGGATCGGATTGCCTTCCATATCGGTCGGACCGGTCGCGTCATTGCCGTCTCCGGTCAATGCCTCAATCAGCTGAGCGTTCTGCTCGAGCAACGCCGTCACCGTCGCCGACAGGCTTTCGTTCAGTTGCACCGTCGCCTGAGCGAGCTGCCAGACTGCTTCGGCCAACGACCGCTCGGACACGTTCGCCGGCTCGGCGGGCAAGTCGCTGGAGCTTCTCTCGTCGCTCTTTGCATTTACATGGCATGGTTCGCTCACTGTATGAATCCAATATTCCCGATCGACGAGGAGAATCCGTATCCCGTTGTGGTCGGAGCCGGTCCACGAGATACGCGGATATAGACGGTCGATCCCGACGTAGCGGATTGGCCAGCGGACGGCACCTGAGAAATCACGTTGCCCTCAACGACGCCACCGCTGTATCGACGCTGCACGATCACGACAAACCCAACACCTTCCAGTGCGGTGATCGCCGTCGCCTCGTCATCTCCAACAACATCAGGAACAGTGACACCAGCTTCTTCAGACAGCTCGAAGCCAGGCCCGAACCCCGTGCCAAAGCCCGGACCGAATGCCACTTTATTCTCCGTTCCAAGGGTCAGCGGTTGTTCCGCTGCCCAAGATCTCGACGTCGTTCATGCTCTTGGTATTGGCATCGACCTGACCGGTGACCGTGAACGTCAGGCTGTCAGTCTTCGCCTTGATCGCATCAGCCACTGAGTCAATGGTGTCGATCTTGCCATCCATGGTGGTAAGCGCCGACGACGTAGCAAGGCCGGACTGGATCTCGGTCACGGCGGTAGCCGCAAGCTCCGCTGACCCGATAGCGTCAGTCGCAATCGACGCGGCGGTAATGGCACCAGATCCCCATGCCGTGCCACCGGCATTCACCACGTTCACGCCAAGCTGAGCGCTCGAGGTGCTGAGTGCGGAGCCGCCAATCGTCGTGATGTTCGCCGGGGTGTACTCACCGAACGTGCCACTGGTTACATGTCCGCTGCGGGCTTCATCCCATACGGCATCGGCAATCGTCGCCGCGCTTGGAGCGGACCCACCGCCAGACACCGGCGCCGTGCCGTAGCACTTGTAGGTAATAGTCCCCGTAGGCGTGGTGGTCCACGTATCCACAGTCGCGGTATCGGAACTGCTCGTGTAGTCAGTGACCACGCGAGCCTGACCGACGCCGGCAGAACCGCCCGTGATGACGCAGGTCGCGCCAATCAGCTGGTCATCCGCAAACGCAGCGGCAGAGCGCAGCACCAGCGTAGTACTGGTCGCCGACTGAGCCGTTCCCTGATCCACAATGCCCTGCCACGGAACCGCGCCGGCAGTGTCATCGAACGCATTTTCGAGATTGTCCGCCGCCGTCGAGTCGCCACTGACCTGAGCCGCATTGACGGGCGCGTTCGCGATGTAGCCCAGGGCACTCGCGCCATAGAACTCGTCGTACACCGCCTCTTCCAGCACGGTGTAGTAGGCGTAAACAGGCAGAGCGCCAGACATATGCACCGCCACTACCAGCGGCCCAACTGTTGCCGTGTCGGTGGCGTCCAGCGTGATCGTGTAGCAGCCCACTGAATCGTAGGTGCCGCCGCCTGAGTTTTTGCTGGCGAATGAACCGCCGTTCTTGCTGACCTTGACGTCGGTATTGGCGATCGTCAGGCCGGACTCTTCGGTGTTTCCGTCCGTCGAGTCGACGAATCCGCACAGCTTGCGCGATTGCGATGCCGTGCTCTGCTTCAGGAACTGCTGCGCATAGACCGGCGAGGCCAGCAGCAGCGCCAGCACCACACTGGCGACAATACGAAACGTCTTCATGGT